AATTCAAGCATAATATAATTTTCTTCTGGTGTCAAGTTTAATGTAATATCTTTTGTTTCTTGCATCGCATTAATTTCTTTGTTTTTATTATATATTTCTTCTGCTTCTTCAAGCGAAATATTGGTATTGTAATCCCTAATAAAATCAATTGGATTTTTTATATTGTATTTAATTAAAGTATCAATTTCTTTTGCGATTTCATCGCTTGACTTTGGATAAGTTACTTCAGGGAAATCTATTATTAATTTTGATTCTGGATTAAATTTATAATCATTTATATTATTCACTTCTGCCATTAATTTTATTAATTCAAAATATCTATTCTCAAAATCTCTTAACTTTGGAATGTCTTGTTTGCGTAATTGTATGGTCTCTAATTCTTCCATTTGTTTTGCATAACCAGATTGAGAAACCCTCTCAAGATTAAATGCGTTTGGTGAAATGCCTTTGTTTGCAAGCAAATCCTTTCTCTTCCAATCAATAAATTCTTTTAGCTCTGTTAAATTAGTTTGCGGTGTAACATATTTGAAATCTACATTTTGGTCTGGAATATTATTTCTTAAGTTAATAATAGAATCGGGTGATAACCTTATCGTATTATCTTTTTTCTCATAACCAATAATTTTATCATTTAATCTTACACCAATTTCATTGTCATTCTCTAATAAATTTTCTAATTCGTAATTTATTAATACAGGAATCCCACCAGTAAGAAAATGGCTATTATAACTCATTAGTATATTTATTACACTCAAATCAATTATATTCTCAACCACTTCTAACCAGCTTTCATCCCAGAAATCAATTTCATTCTCGAATAATGTAAGAACTTCTACAGGAATGCGTCCGTAAGGGTTAATTAATTCCTTTTTTACACCATCGATAACAATCGAATTTATACGATTCAAATCACTGTCAAGAATATAGTATTCTTTTTCATTCCATATGTGCAATATTTTCTCATATTCCTGTTTTCTTTCGTTCCATCTCCAGTCAAGTATCGCAAGCTCAATTATTTTTTGTGAATCAATATCAGAAGTAGAAACCGATACTTGAAACGGATATAATATCTTATGCTTTATTTTTTCATCAACGATTATTGGCATTACTAAAATCGAACCAAAAAGCTTTGCTAACTTATGTGCTTCTAACATCTTTGCGTTGAATGAAGAATTAGAATAAAAATCAATTAATTTTTTCGTTTCGTTCTTATCTTCTTGCTCACCTAATAATATTTTCCTCTTTGGCTCTTCTGAATAAACATTGCAAAGTATATTTAACATCTTTGGTAAAGGATTCTTATAATTAAAAGCAATAAAACGCTCAATGGTTTCATCTTTGAATAATCCTTTACCCTCTTTTTTCATTCTTTTCTTTAATTCATTTATAACTGCTTCTTTATCATTACGATAAAATATATATAGCAATTCTGCATTGCTTAATCTTATTCTCTCTACTTCATTCCAATAATTATTTTCTACCAGTCCAAGTAAACTTTTTACTTTGCTTTCAAATAACATATTTATCTCAAATTATTTTGGAATATTTTTTATTTAATCCGAATTCGATATTAATCATATAACCTACGCCATCGCTTGCGTGCGTTCTATCTTTATCTTTTTTCTTTTCCAACTCATAACCGTTTTCATCCCAAACCACAAACCTATAATCGTCAATTAAATATTTACAATTCCTTGTTATATAATGTCTTTTGTGTGAGAATAAACTATTTTGTGTTTCCACTCTTTCCTTTACTTTTGGATTGCTTTGAAGTTTTGTTTTGTAATTACGATAATTTTTAAAATTCTGTTCTATAATTCCCCAATCAGTATAACTCGTTGCGGTTGTCCTTTGCTTAATCGAAGTGTAATCACCATAAAAATAATATCCTGCAAAATCACCATATTTACTTAATATATCAGATAATTTTTGACACATATAATTTGTATTTGCATTATACATTATGACTTCGTCAAAGGTGTAAAGAATATTGTTATAATATTGGCTTACATTCCAAACGCAAGGATTGATATTGAAATCACAACTAACAAGCACAGGTAAATTTAATTGCGGTAAATATTTTTCGATTACTAAACTCTCATCGAAAGCATAATAAACACGTCCAGAAGTAGTATTAACAAATTCACCAAATAATTTTTCTCTTAATAATAACGGATCAAAAAAATTTTCCAATCTTGAAATATATTCGGGGTCAGTATTAAGCCTTATCTCTTCAATACTGCCATAAATAATTTTATATTTCTGTTTGCCATCCTTTCCAATAGAGAATAATTCCTTGTAGTAATGATTTAATCCTTCAGGTGTACCAGTCAAAAATGTTTGAAGTATTCTTGCGTTCGGGTCATTCATTCTTGTAAGTACACGAGTAAATACTTCTGGTTTCCATTGTGCTGGCTCATCACCCCAAACCCAACTACCTTGCACCGCTTCAATTCGTTCTGGCTTATCACCAGAAAAAAGATATATCAAAGAATTATTGTATTCAGGTATAACAAAAACGTGTTCACTTGTTTTATATTTTGCTTCTATACCATAACGCTTGAAAGCCTCTTCTAATGCTGGCTTGAGAATTTTTATTGCCATATCATACGTTGGTTCTATAGCAATTCCAATCGTCTTGTTATACATTCCGTTGTACATAGTCAAGAGAACAGCTTTTTCTGCACCCCCATAAGTCTTGCCACACCTATTCCCACCAACCATCGCAATGAATTTTGTTGAGAAATCAGAAATAAATTTAGCTTGTTGCGGTCTCGCTATTACCATCATTAGAATTATTATTAGTTTGAACATTTTTTTGTATTTCGATTAATTCCGTTAGTCTTTCATCTAATTTGATTCTCTTGTCATCTGTTTCTACTTGTTGCGGTATCAATCCCTCTTTTTTCATTTCAATCAAAATTTTCATCAAATCTATTTGACATCTTACAGCCTCGCCTTTCGTCCTATAAGTTAATTTTCCACTTTGTATATCTTTTAAATTATTCGCTAATGAACTAACAGCTATATCATAAATTTTGGCAATCTCAAATGCTTCTTTCCGTCCATCTTTTGCGAATTCTTTTTTTAATTGTTCAAGCTTTTCTTGAGTTTTTATTTCTTGTATTTTTTTTACTTCATTATAGATTCTTTCAACGGAACATAACCGATAAAAATAGATTTCATTTATATTTATTTTTTTACAAAATTCTTTGATTCCAAGTTTGGGATTCTCGATAATGAATAAAATAGCTTGTTTCTCAAGCTCTTGTACATCCCATTTTTTTCTTGCGGTTTTATAATTTCGTTTTTTATTTTTTTGCACACTTATTTTTTCTCTTTGTATTTAGGACAATATAAGAATTCTTGCAATATGTCAAATTTTTTCTTATTAATTTTGAAATGAATACAATAGGTTTCTCTGCTATTTTCACAAGAATCACACAAAACGGGTAAGTCCTCGCCTTTTAGAACCGAGTCTAAAAAAGTTTCTTCTTTTCTGTTCGTAATCCCCTGAATATGGTCTAAATCTTTGATTCTTATACCATAACCGATATAACAACCAGAAGAATAATCGTTTATTTTTCGGTATGTAATATTTTCCCCCTAAAATATTTCTTACCTCCTATATATATAATATAAGCGATTTTGAGAGTTTTAGGTGGTGGAAAGAGTCCGTTTGTTATATTTTAGTTGACAAAAAAAATCACCAGCAAAAGCTGGTGATTAAAGGATTTTAAAAATGGAATTCAAATGCGTTGGTAGAATTGGCTAAACCAATTAGAGTGGGTCAAACCATTAAAAAATCAATAGGGTTTATTTTATATAATATTTTTTCATCCAATAATCTTTGAATTCTTTAAAATCGTTTAATCTTTTTTCTATATATTTTAATCCCAATCTTTCAAATGAATTTTCTATATTAATTTCGTCAAATTCCTTTAGAAATTGAGATAAATTATATAGGTCAATTACTTCAAATAAATTCTTATTTATATTCACATAATCCCTTTTTATGTCATTTTCTAATACTGAATATATATTATATATCATAAAATAATCAAACAAACCTTGATTATTTATAAAAGCTAAATTATAATATAACCTTATTATTTCTTGAGGATTCATTGTATAAATATAAGAATAACTTGGGAAATTAATATACCTATAA